GCTATCATAACTATAGCTTAAAGGAGTAAGTAAATGGCTAGTACCTACGTCAATAATCTTAGATTAAACGAAATGGGCACTGGTGATGCCAGTGGAACATGGGGTAATACAACAAATACCAACTTAGAACTTATTGGTGAGGCTCTTGGATTTGGCACAGAAGCTATAACAACAAATGCTAATACCCATGCCACAACAGTTGCAGATGGTGCTACTGATGCAGGTAGAGCCATGTATCTTAAATATACTGGAACACTTGACAGTGCTTGTACAATTACAATAGCACCTAATACTATGAAACGTATGCAATTTATAGAAAATGCAACTAGTGGTTCTCAAAATATAATTATAAGTCAAGGTTCTGGTGCAAATATAACAATTCCTGCAGGAGATACTAAAGCAGTTTATTTAGATGGTGCAGGTAGTGGAGCCGCGGTTGTAGATGCTTTTGCTTCTTTGAATACAGTAGATTTAAAAGTACAAGATGACCTTACTGTAACAGACGATATGTCAGTAGGTGGTACTGCAACTTTATCTGGGTTAGCTTATCCAACTTCTGATGGTAGTGCTGGACAGTTCCTAAAAACAAATGGTAGTGCAGTATTAAGTTTTGAAACTGTTGATACAACAACTAAATTAGATGATATTGCACTTGGAGATGCCGCGAGTACATTAGCGACTTCAGCAGGAAACATAACTATTGATGCACAAGGAAACGATACTGATATTATATTTAAAGGTACAGATGGTACATCAGATACAACATTTCTTACAATAGATGGAAGTGAAGCAGGGTTAGCAACATTTAATGCAGGTGCAGTTTTTGGTGGTTCTGTTTTGCCTAGTTCAGATGATGCTATAGATTTAGGTTCTTCTTCTAAGCAATGGCGAGATATATATACTGGCGATATAAATTTAAATAACACTAAAACAAGAGACAACGAAGTAGATGGAACAAGAGGGTCTTGGACTATACAAGAGGGAGATGATAATTTATTTATCTTAAACAGACTTAATGGTAAAAAATATAAATTTAAACTAGAGGAGATGATATAATGGCTATGTATGTAGGTGGAGTACAAGTAACTGGTACTCAAACTTTAGATGCAACAAAATTAACTGGGAATCTTCCTGCTATAAATGGTGCAAGTTTAACGTCTTTAACGCCTGCAAACATAGCGAGTGGCACTTTACCAGCTTTAAATGGTTCTAACTTAACAAGTTTACCTTCGCCAACAACAATACCTACTTTGTCTACTGGGTCAGTTTCAAGTTTTGGATTTTTACAAACAAGTGCTACTACTAATCAAAATAGTACTATAGTTCCAGGCAATTATGGAAATAATAATAATCACTATAGAGGGCATTGGAGCAGTGTTGGAAACAATTTTGGAAGTTATCCTAGTGGCACTTGGAGAGCTTTTGGTACTGCTACTGCTGGTAATGCAACACTGTTTCAAAGAATTTCGTAGTGTCTTATAATGGCAAAGTATGAAGTTATAGATAATTATTTACCTATTGATGTTTTTGAAACTATGGTAAATGCTATTGATAATGATGACCAAAATTTTCCCTGGTTTTATAATAGATTTGTAGATGATGATGCAGAAGGTGAAATGAATGACCATTTTTATTTCGTACATTTATTTTTATTAGACAGTGTTGTAACTTCACACTTTTATAGTAGTATACTACCACTAATTCACAAAATTATGCCTAAAGCGTTAATACGAATTAAGGCAAATGCTTATCCAAAAAATGGAAATAAAATAATAAAACATAGACCACATATCGACCACGATTTTGAACATAAGGGAGCTATTTTTTATTTAAATACTAATAATGGTAAAACAATTTTAGAAGACGGAACAGAAATAGATAGTGTCGCAAATAGAATGTTACTTTTTGACTCTAGTAAATCTCATACTAGTACAAATTGTACAGACGCTAAAATGCGTTTCAATATAAACATAAATTATTTTTAAGTAGTTATGGGTATGGATTTATTCTCTAAATACATAAGAAACACAGAAAATGTCGAATTAGCAAAAGAGTTATATCCAGTTTGTAAACAAATTTTAGAAGAAACAAGCGAAGACAGAAGATATTTATATGGTAAAACCACATGGTTTCAACCACATATAATGAATAAGTACACATCTGAATTTAATAATTTTTTTAAATATGTGGATAATGAAGTTAATGAGTTTCTAAAGCATCAATATATTGATGTTACTAATGCTAAAATAAACATGAATGAGTTTTGGCTATCAGAAATGTATGAAGGTGGCTCTCATTCTTGTCATGTTCATAGTCCACATAATCAACTTAGTGGTAATTTTTATGTTTATTCAGAACCAAATAGTAGTAATATAGTTTTTAACAGAGGAGTTTATAATGATGTTTGGTCTAATTTTAATAAAACAGATTTCACAAGATATAATTCTCCCGAATGGTGTTTTGTGCCAACTCAAGGAAAATTTTTACTTTGGGAGTCAGATTTGTTACATGAAGTAAAAACAAATGAAAGTAAAAGTAGAATGGCTTTAACATTTAATATTAAAATAACAGAAGAAGGAGAATAAAATGCCTATAACAATCGCCTCAAATGGAGCTACTTTAATTGATGCAAAAAACCCTCATTGGGTCAATGCAGAAAATACAATGATAGTGCTTGAAGCAAAATGGTCTCACTATGAAGCAATGGGAATGACCGAAAATGATGGTTATTATAAGTTTTTGGCTGAGCCAAATGATGTAGAAGCTCATGGTAGAGAAATTCTTGAAGAAGCAAAAAAAGGAACGTATGGAACTGTAGCAGATTATGACCCAGAATACATGGATAAAGTAGAGTAAAATGACTGTCTTAAAAACTTTACCTAAACTTCAACTACAAAACAGTTTCATTGGTAGTTACACAGATGGAGCATCTAAAGAATATTGTGATAAAGTTATAAATGCTTTTAATTCTTTTGAAGGGCAAGGTAAAGCTGATGGAGATAATAATTTACCATCTTCTAATGACCCATCACAACTAAGATTTAGAAAAGACCATGTCTTGTATTTAGAAGACCAAGCACTTCCTATGGATGGCTATAGAATTGTTAATCCTACATTAATGCAAGAAACAAAAAATATTCTTTCAGAAAACTTACAAAAATACATAAAAGATTATCCCTCTTTAGGTATGCAAAACATAGAACTTTGTTCTATAAAGATACAAAAAACAGAACCAAAAGGTGGCTTTCATGTATGGCATTGTGAACATCAAACTGGTAATAATCACCCATTAAGAGTTTTAGCATGGACAATATATTTAAATGACATACCTGAAGGCGAAGGTGAAACAGAGTTTTTAGAATATGGTATAAGAATACCACCAAAAAAAGGTTCTGTTTGTTTTTTCCCTGCAAGTTTTACACATACTCATAGAGGTAATGCCGTTTATTCTTGTGATAAATATATTGCTACTGGTTGGTATGTTTTGAAACAACCTAGAAATACTGAAATACCAAAAGGTACAATAGGTTCTTTGATACGAGTGCCACAAGGTACAATGGGTGCTTAGACGAGGCAAAATTAAAGTGGAGAGCCTTTTAAATAAATTATTGTAAAATAAGGAAGTTTTATGAAAAAAGGTTTAGAAAAAAATAGTAAATATAATAAATATGATATCAATAATGATGGTGTTGTAACAGATGAAGAATTGGCAATCGCAACATCTATTAAAGAAACAGAACAAGTTTTAAGAAAACAATTAGCACAATTAAGAATTGCAAGAGCAACATTAATAGCAATGGGTTTGTTTACTGTTGCTATGTTTTTTGTAGATATAGAAAGATTAAAGGCATTAGCTGATATAAGTAATCTATTTTATATTTCTGGTGCAGGAATTGTAGGTGCATATATGGGTGCTTCTGCTTTTATGAGTAAAAAATGATGTTCAAGGCATTAGTAACTATATGTGTAATAGGTTTGCCAAATAATTGTCAAATTTTAGAAGACCAAACTGGCCCGTATGAAACAGAATTTGCTTGTAAACAAAGAGCATTACAAA